AGCACGGCCCTCCATGGCGTTAAACTGGTGTCGTATGTACAATATTGTATGTTTTTATAGGACCAGCGATCCAAACCTCTCTCAAGCGACATAGAAGATCTGAGAGTTTACAATTGCTGACGTTGTTAATGTTACAGTGTTAGGGACCATGCATGAATACAATTATGGTCTATGCCCTAGACAAGATTCTATGGACTTCGCGGGGGTACACCCGCCTAGAGTTGGCGCAAGTGAGCGCGCCATTTTTAGTATTGTAGGCTCACCTGAGACTTTGGTAGTGGAACCAGAGTCCAGTGAAACTTATTCCACAAGTCGTAGTGCGACAAATGTCACTAGCCAGAACGTTGAGTTTATGGACGCCAATCCTGCTTTTGATTACAGGGTTGATGGCGTTGACGACCCAACAAGGGCTTGTGCAGATTCGTCTGATGCGACGCTTGGGTCTTTTTTAGAAAGACCTATATTGATTAAGGAATATTCGTGGGCGCCCGGTGTGGCGTTTTCGGCAGACTTTAATCCTTGGTCATTGTTTTACGAAGATGTCAAAAACGTAAACAGATTGGCCAATTTCAATTTGTTGCGCAGTAAGTTGTGCATCAAGTTTGTCATTAATGGCAATGGATTTTATTATGGTAGGCTTTTAGCTTCTTACAATCCGCTACCTGCCTACGATCAGGTCTCTATTAATAGGGGGCTGGCCATTACGGCAGATGCTATAGCTGCTAGCCAGAGGCCACACATTTATATAAATCCGACTGAGTGTCAGGGTGGCACCTTATGTGTGCCTTTTGTACACTATCAGAATACTTTGAGGGTGCCTGAGTCCCAGTGGGCCGAGATGGGCACCATTGAAGTTAGGCAGCTCAATGGCCTTAAAAATGTCAACGTGGCACCTGGAGTTGGACAAGAATTGACGTTGTCAATTTTTGCGTGGGCTGAGGGCGTGGAGCTTTCAGTTCCCACTGCGTCCAATCCGGACACTATAAATCCTCAGTGTTTAGAGGTCGTGCCCGAATCCGACGAATACGGTGACACGCCTGTTAGTGCATTGGCGTCGGCCGCTGCGCGTGTTACAGGTAAATTGACTAACGTTCCTTTTATTGGACGTTTTGCCAAGGCAACGCAAATTGGCGCTCAGGCTTTGGGGGATGTTGCCAGGTTGTTTGGGTTTTCCAGGCCACCTATTATTGACCCAATCCGCACTTACGTACCTAGGTATGTGGGCGGTTTGGCGAATGTCAACACCCCCGAGCCAGTCGAAAAGTTGTCCCTGGACGTCAAACAGGAGGTCACAATCGATCCATCTGTGGTGGGTATTAGTTCCGCCGATGAGATGGGCTTGGTTGACATTGCCAAAAGGCAGTCGTATTATACGACTTTTTTGTGGAACACGAGCGGTTATCCAGAGTCTGGCGCAGGAACAAAATTGTTTCAAACGCAAGTTATGCCGACAGTTTATAAAACTTTCGGATCTGGCGCCGCCACGGAGTACCACAATGTCCCGGCAGGCATGGTGGCCTTACCGTTCAAATATTGGGGAGGGTCTATGGAGTTTAGATTTCAAATCGTTTCTTCCAATTTCCACCGTGGACGTTTGCGTGTGGTTTGGGACCCACATTCTTTGACAGGTGGTGATTCTTCAACGGGATTTAACACTATGTACACTCGGATTATCGATATTGCTGACATGCGAGATTTCACTTTCAAAGTTGGTTGGGGTAGAGAGTATTCGTTTTTGCCAGTGCGAAATCCCATGAAATTGAGAGATGGATTGCCTATACCTTCTTATGCTGCTGGTGCCACGGCCCCGGCAGTGTTGCAAGAAGTTTTTGGTAATGGTACCATCTCTGTTTTTGTGGTCAATGATTTGACCACCCCAAATCCCGACCCTACAGTGGATGCTAGTGTCGAGGTCAATGTTTTTGTGAATATGTGTGACGATGCGAGGTTTGCTGAGCCGACTGATGCGGCTCTTGCCAACATTTCATATTTTCCTTCAGAAGCACCCGTACCTCCCCAGATGTTGACAGTCATACCTGAGTCTGATGAGCAGGTGGCACAAGTTCAACTTAGCGCGCCAGATTCTACAGAGGTTACGACTGAGGTTGGTACAGCTGGGGATCCTACTGATCACACTATGGATGTGTTTTTCGGTGAACAGGTGTCTAGTATTAGGGAACTTTTGAAGCGTTATTGTCTGCACAGTTCCATTTCCATGAAGGGTGCTGATGCTAACAATGGTATGTCTGTGAAATTGACCATGCCGGATTTTCCGTATTATTCGGGATATAATCCTGATGGACCGGATGTTTCTGCGGATGGACCATATTCGTATTCTTTCATGACGCCGTTGAATTATTTCACACCGGCCTTTGTTGCCTATAGGGGGGCAGTAAGGTGGAAGCACTATGTTGTGCGAACTCCCAATGGATATGTTGGGGCCGCTTCCGAAAATGGTTCTTTCGACGGTACTTTATTTGTGTACAGATCGGATGGGCTTTCACGAAGCTTGACTACCACTTACAGTTATGTGCCTTACTCTTTGGTGGAGAGTTATAACATACTGCGTGGTGGCTTCAATGCATACAAGAGATCTGCAAGGTATTATTTTAGATCTCTGTTTGATGGTGCTTATGCCACACCCATTCAGGTTAATCCTGATGGTGAAGTTGAGTTACCGTTTTATACAAACAGAAGATTTTACAATGCCAGACGGATTCGTAATCTTGAAACCCCGAGAACACCGGATGATGAGATGCCGGGTGTTCATACGGTGAATTATTGTGGCCAGACTGGCAATTTGTTCAATCTGGTCGCAGCCGGTGAAGACTTTAGTTTATCGTTCTTCATTGGCGTACCTATCATGTATTCTATAGGTCCAGATTCACCAAACCCTATTCCACTTGGCGCTTAGCGGCGCCTCTTAAAAGACCCAGCGCGGGGTCTCTCTCTTGGTTGTTAGAGAGTTTTTAGACGCCCTTGGGCGGTTTAAATAAATCATGTGTAAAGCTATGAGGTTTTAAGTCGCCCAGGCCGGGCGATGGAGTTTTCCTCTTTCTAGCGCAATTTATACATGCTTAGTGC